CTGGTGGGGATCAGCAGCGGCCTGAGCTACGTCAATTTCGGCAACGCCTGGGCTGCCGTCACCACCGCCGTCCCGCCCAGCGCTGAGCTGCTGGCCGAGGTGCTGGCGGCTGCTGAGGCAGCGCACCTGCCGGCGGAGTTCCTGGTGATCCTGCAGTCCGCGCCATGAGCTCCCGCCGCGAACAGATCCTGGCCGCGATCACCACCACGCTGGAGGCTGTGCCCGGCGCCGTCGGCGTCTGGCGCAGCAGGGCTGAGGCGTTGATGCGCGACGAGGCCCCGTCGATCGTGATCGCCCCGGCCCGCGATCAGCCGGCCGTGCCGCGCGTGAGCACGCGATTCATCGACAACTCGCTCACCCTGGAGGTTGCCGTCAACGCCCGCGGCCTGATCCCCGACCAGCTGGCCGACCCGCTGCTGGTGGCGATCCACGCCGCGCTGATGGCCGACCGCAGCGTCGGCGGCCTGGCGGTCGATGTGAGGCCGGGGCCCACCAGCTGGCAGCTCGACAAGGCGGACCTCACCAGCTGCTGGGCGGTCCAGCAATGGACCGTGGACTACAGGACCAGCTTGGCGGCCATCGACGCCTGAGCCCTGGCCCTGGCAGCCCGCATCCGGTCGCGGTTGAACTCCCGCCCCTCGGGCGTCCTCTTCCAGCACCTGCTGCACAGCGGCACCGTGCGCGCGGACTTCACCAGCCGGCCGCAGGTGGTGCAGGGCGGCGGCGCGTCCGGGTCGGGCAGTCCGGCGAGGCGGCGGCGCCACCGGGCGGTACGCGCGCGCGAGGAGTCTCGTGTCATTGGTGCAAGAGTACCAGTGACGCAGTAGCGCACAGACGGGCCTGCAAGGCGCCTCTGTGCGCCGTGACGGTGTTGACCACGCCGCACGCTCCAGACCCGCCCTGCAGGGGCACGCAGGCGCCGCTCCGGGCGTGCCCGCATACAGCAACGCCCCCGGGCCGTGGTGGCCGCGGGGGCGGGGCGGAGGCGCCTTGCTGGGGCGCGTGGGCGGCGCTCACAGCGCGTCGATGGCGCGGGCGATGCGGCGCTGGTAGCGCTCCTGCACGCGGCTGTCGCGCTCCAGCTGGGCCACGCCCGCCCACAGCGCGTCCATGCGCTCCCGCGTGGTGGCGGGGCGCGGCGCGATGGGGCGTGCGCACAGCGCGTCCACCCGCGCCATCGTCGCGACGTGCTCCGCCTCGATGGCGGCGATCTCCGCCTCCAGGGCGGCAATGTCGGTGGTGGTGTCAGGCATCGGTGGCCTCCTCCAGCAGGGCGCGGGCATCACCGGCTAGGCGGCGGCAGGTGGCGGCCTGACGGGCCATGCGGGCGCCTGCTGCGTCCATGGAGTTCAGGTGGCAGCGGAGCCGGTGCAGGGCGGCCTCGGTGGCGGCCAGATCAGCAAGGGCGGTGGTGGTGTTCATGGCGTGTGGTGCGTGGGGTGGTGGTGAGGGGCGCCGTGGTGGCGCCCCGTGGGGCTCACGGCCGGGTGACCGTGTACCCGTGGCGCTCCAGCAGCGCGATCGCGGCGGCGATGTCGTCGCCGGGCAGTGCGGGCCGCGGGGCCGGCGTGCCGTCGAGCTCGGTGGCGAGCCCGCGGTACAGCCGCGCGTCCGCCTCCGCCAGATCGCGGAGGGTGGCGCGGAGCGTGTCGGTTATGACGCCCATGGGATGTGGTGCGGTGGGACTCCCCCATAGTGCGCCAGATCGTCACCACCCAACCGCTAGTTCGCCCGTACTGCTATGGCCAAACCCGTTGCGCTGCAAGGGATCTCAGCCGCTTGTGCCAGTCAGCAAGTGTCACCATAAGCAGGAACTGGCACACCACTGTCACACCGGAATCGAGAAAACTGGCACATGTACTAATGGATTTGGTAGCGCAGAGATACCAAACCGGCCGGAGCGGCTGATTTCACGCGAGCGTGTGTACGACCGCTGAGATCAACTGCGGCGCAATGGATCTGAGCTGTTGAGAATAGCTATCAACAGGCTGTGTCGCTGAGATCGACTGCGCTGCAAGGGATCTCAAAAAATCGCCCAAACACATTGCGCTGCAAGGGATCTCGCGATTTCAGTACAGACGTACCTGAGGAAAACGAGTTTTCCGCAGGGTTGTGACAGTGCTTGTTACATCCTGTTAGATATGCGCTACGTCACATAAACGCATAGGGCAAACCCACTGCAGCGCAATGGATCCGGGTGATAAGTGGTAGCTGTGTACTATCAATTCTTCGCAGATTGTCGGTAGTACACCCGCCAGAGCTGTGGTACGCCCGCATCATCGTACGCGTGTTCTATTGGTACGCGTACTGTCGTTCATCTGTACTGCAGTACGCCCACACTGTGGTACACCCGCACCACCAAGAAAAGACCCCAGCGCCCATGCCGGGTCACCACTTCCCTCCTCCATGGTGATGATCCGAATCTGCATCGTCAGACTGCAGGAGCCCATCCCAGACCTATGGGCGAGCTCCTGAGATTCCTGACCATCATGGCTTCCCTCCTTGATCGCATCGTCGGCCTCATCGCCGGCTTCCAGACCCGTGAGGCTGAACTGCGCCAGCAGCTGGCCGACGCCCTGGCCGACGATGCCGCCGACGATGAAGCGGTGGCCGCCGCCCTGGCTGCCGCCGATGAGGCCGGCCAGCGCGCCGCCGCCGCTGAGGCGCTGGTGAGCGACCTGCAGGCGACCGCCACCGATGCCACGACCCAGCTGGAGGCGATCGAGCGGTTCATCGGCGGCCTCGAGCAGCCGGCACCTGAGCCCCAGCCCCAGTCCGCCCCGGCTGTCGAGCCTGAGCCTGCTGCCGAGTGAGCGAGCAGGAGATCCAGCAACGCATCCGGCTGGCCTGCGCCGGGCCTGACTCCGGCGTCAGGCTCTGGCGCAACAACGTCGGCAAGGTCGTCGGCCGGGATGGCCGGCTGGTGACGTTCGGCCTGTGCCCTGGGAGCGCTGACCTGGTGGGCTACCGATCGGTCACGGTGACACCCGACATGGTGGGTCAGACCGTGGCCGTGTTCACCGCGATCGAAGTGAAAACCCCCACGGGCCGGCCGACACCGGCCCAGCTGGCATGGTTGGAGCATGTGCGCCAGGCCGGAGGAAGGGCGGGAATCGCCCGCTGCATTGACGATGCAGAACGCATCGCGGCGGGTTTGGATTGAATCAGTCCGATACTGTTCCGATATGGAACGACCCGTTACCGCTCGCTTGGAGCGGGGCCGCCAGGCCATCACCGCCCTTGTCAACCACTGGCTTGGCAGGACCAGCTGGACCCACTACGAACTCCCGCACGTCGCCGCCTGGGGCCTGGGTGAGGCCGGCCTGCTGAACAACACCGACATCTCCCGCCTGAGAAACGCCAAGCAGGTCCGTGGCGCCAGCCTCAAGAACCTGCAGGCCCTAGCCGCCGCCAACCGCGCGGCCTGGCTGTGGCTGGTGGAGGGCAAGGAAGCGGCCATCGCACAACTTGGCCCGCCCAGCAGCTGGCGCGTGACGCCCCAGGTGCTGGAGCAGGCCTGCTGGCTGCCGCACCCGGACCGGTCTGATGAGCCGCTCGGGTTCACCGACCTTTGCGAGGTGCAGGCGGGCTTGCTGCCTCTGCCGTACCTGGCCACCACGGCGCTCAGCCCTGCTGACGTGTTGACGCTCAACCGGGAGCTGGGCCTGCTGCTGGGTGAGCTGGTGGCGAACCAGCCGCCGCGCGAGGCAGTACGCACCATTCTCGACGCCTACCCGGTGCGGGATACGAACCGCCGCAACCGGCTGGAAGAGCTGGTCCTGGGCCGTGGTGGGCTCACGCGGGAGGAATGGGAAACCGAGCTGGAAGCGCTGGTCCAGGCGGTTCTGGATCTCAGGGGAGCTGATCCGACTGGATACGGCCCAGCTCAGCTCCTGTCAGAGCTGAAAGCTCGCCCTCGGAGTTTCTGAAAATCTTTCGCACCAGCTGAGCCCCGCACCAGACCTCAACCGGGAGGCAGTCGTCTGGCGCTGATGCGCAGAGCCGCCAGGCCTGTTCGATTTCGGTTGGTGAGCTGGTGTGGATTTGAAGCATTTCCGCATTGACGAGGTAGACCACGTGTCCTACAGCCCCAGCGGGCCGGGCACTGCAGCATCCTGCCTCGCTTTGATGCAGATCCGCAACTGAACCGCTACGATTTTGAAGTACCCACCGGGCCACCATGCCGCCCACGACCTCCGCCTTGGCGACGACCTCGCCGCCCGCCTTCGCTCTCACCGTCCAATCCGTCGACGACCTCGCCCGCCTCGCCCGCGTGTTTGCCGCCTCTGGCCTGTTCGGCCGTGGCCAGAACCCGGAGCAGCTCACCGCAGAGTGCGCAATCCGCTTGATGGCTGGCTTGGAGGCCGGCTTCAGCCCGTTTGCCAGCGCCACCGGGGTGCACATCATCGAAGGCAAGCCGGCGTTCAGCTCCAACCTTCTGGCCCAAGCTGTCCGGCGCCATCCGGCCTACGACTATCGAGTGCTGGAGAACTCTGATCGGGTCTGCCGGATCCAGTTCCTGTCTGGTGGCCAGCCCCTCGGGATCTCCACCTGGACCATTGAGATGGCCGAGCGCGCCGGCCTGGCCGGGAAGGCGAACTGGAAGCGCTACCCGGAAGCCCAGCTCTTTGCCCGCGCGATGTCGGCCGGCGTGCGCACGCACTGCCCCGACGCCCTGGGCGGCGCCACCGCCTACGTGCCCGAGGAGCTGGGCGCCGCTGAGCCCACCATGCCGGTCACGGTGACCGAGCTGCCGCAGTCTGAGCCCGACCTGACCGAGCTGGTGGCCAGCGCTGCCGTCGCCTGCAACAACGCCGGCTTGACACCCGACGGCCTAATAGCCCTGTGCTCAGAGCTGACCCACGGCGACAGCACAGGCCTGCAGTCCCTGCCGCCGCAGACCCTGACCCGCCTCATCCGCTCTGGCGTCAGCCCCGAGACCGTCGCCCGCTGCAACGCCGCCGGCGAGGCCCTCACCACGGTCGCAGACGACGAGCTTCCTGCTGCCTGGAATCAATCCGAATCCGAATCCGAATCCTCCGATGTCTGATCTGCTTAACGCCGTCCTTCGAGCCCAGGTCTATAGGTTCATCGGCCGCCTCGGCCGGGATCCCGAGCTCCGCACCCTGCAGTCGGGCAAGTGCGTCGCAAACTGCCGCATGGCCGTTTCCAGGCCCGGCGCCCGGCGCGACGACGGGCAGGAGTCCGATTGGTTCAAGCTCGAGCTCTGGAACGAACTGGCCACAGAGTTCGTTGACCACTGCGCCAAAGGCTGCCTGGTCGATGTGACTGGCCGGGTGAAGTCGGAGCAGTGGACTGACCGCAGCACCGGCGAGGCCCGCTCCGGCCTGGTGGTTGAGGTCCGTGAGTGGTCGCTGGTGCCTACCCCTGGCCAGCCCGGCCACACCCCGGCCGTCGCCCCGGCCCGGCCTGCTGCGCCTGCTACTGCGCCGGCGGTGTGGCACAGCTCTGGCGTGGGCGTTGATCCCGACGAAGTGCCGTTCTGATGTCGGACCTCACCACCATCAGCCGTCAGCTCGACGACGTGCTGGCAGAGATTGCCGCCCAGCGCGAGGAGCTGGCCCGCCGCGAAGCCGCAATGGCCGCCATGGCAGAGCAGCTCAGCCGGGACTGCGCGGTGCGAGCCGCCTACGCCCAGGGCAGGCACGACGGTATCGGCGTCTGCTGCCAGGCCCTGCATCTGCGGCTGCATGAGATACCCCGCAGCAACGCCCGCACCGTCGCCCGCCAGCTGCTGACCTCACTGGAGGCCCTGCGCAATGCCGCCTGAGACCTATCTGCCCGCCTGCGGTACTGGCGGGCTGCTCTGTAATCCACCCTTCGCACCCATGACACAACAAGTAACGATCACCGAGGTCTGCATCCACCCGCCCGGCGATCTCTGCAACCCCGACGCCTTGATGCTGGGCCTGGCGCCCTGCGGCGAGGTGCTGCAGCTCCGGCAGGGAAACAACTGCGTCGAGCTGGGTGCCGATGACCTGCCCCTCCTGCTGGAGCAGGGCCAGCGACTGCTGGGGCAGGGCCAATGACCACCATCGCCCACGCCCTGGTTGGCGTCCTTGCCGGCATCGCCACGGTCACCTGCTATGTGATCGGCCGGACGCTCTGGAGTGAGTACCAGGCGGAAAGCCGGATCCGGCGGCTGCAGCAGCGGGGGTTGCTGTGAGCACTATCCCCATCCGCCACATCTTGGCCCTCCGCCGAGGCACCAGCGACCGCACCATCGACCGCACCATCTGCGACTACCTGGACCTGGTGGTGCTGGCCCCCACGCCCGGCGCCCTGCCCGTTGCAATGCTGCGCGAGCGGTGGCGCTGCTCCCAGTCAATGGTGTCCCGCCGCATGGCTGCGGTAAGCGCTGCCGGGCTGGCTGACATCGCCTCCAGCTGGGGCGCCTACCAGGTGCATTGGGTCAGTCGGCTGGAGGTGCCCGCGTGACACCCGCCGACACCGCCCGCGCCATGGGCTTGGCCCTGGGCGACACAATCTGCGGCTCCCAAGACTGGGAAGGCGGCTGGCATGAAGCTGAGCTGACTTTGATCTGGCTGGGATCCGAAATCTGCGTCTGGCAGTTCCGCACGCGATCGCATCGCCGCCCGGAATGGAGCGGCTACCACGAATCGGCGACGTGGAATCTGCGCCAGCGGGAGTGGGTGAAGGTATGACCCGCCCGCACCTGAACCACGCCACTCACAACGGCCACGAGTGGCACTTGCTGCAAGGGGTCTGGCGCCGCTGGGATTCGATCTGCTCCGAGTGGATCCCAGGTCCGCCGCCACCACCAGAGGCGCAGTTCTTCAACTACCGCAAACACATCCTTGGAGGCCGCCATGCCTGACAACACTTTGCTGGGCCGCTGCTGCGTGGCCTACACCGAAGCATTCGACGCCACGACCCGCCACTACAGCCTGCGCTCCCGCGATGGCGTGCGCAGCGTCCTTGAGCACCTGGCCGCCGAACTGGTGGCCCTGGATCAGTCCCGGCCGGAGCGCCTGACTGCCCACGAAGTCGCCCGGTGGCTGCTGGAGGAGGTGCAGCGGTGACGCCAACCCTTCCCGTTGAGTTCAAGCGCTGGGCTGAGTTCATGGCCGCCAACCCGTCACCAGCCGATGTGGTGGTCGGTCAGCACTACTGGGTCCCATGCGCAAAGCCGTCAATCCGCTGGCGGAACATGATTCACTACATTCCGCTACTCGGGATGCCGCATGAGGACCGGGAGTTTGTCGGGTTTCATCCTTGGCATGTCCACATCGACACCCGATTCATCACCATCCCACCAGGGGAAGAGCGTGAGTTCCTGGATGCGTTGGTGCCGCTCACCATGTCAACCACCGAACTCGCCAGCATCTGGTCTCACGCCCAGCTGGCGCCGCGGTTCTTGAAGGCCCGCCGCACGGCTGCCCCAGAGTGGCCGTCCGACTATGCCGAGTTCCAGCAGATCCTTGAGGACAAGCACGCCCACTGCCGCGTGATCAACGGCGTCTGCCCCCACAAGGCGATCGCGTTGAACACGGGCCGCGACGTCGGCAACGGTGTGCGCCAGTGTCCCGGCCATGGGCTCTGGTGGGCCGCTGACGGGTCAATGGTGCGGCACGCTGGAGGTGGGCAATGACCCTCACCTCCTCCGACGTCTGGGCCGTGCGCCACAGTCCCGCCGCCGCGCCCAAGATGGCCGCCGAGCTTGGCGTCAGCCGGCGCCAGATCGAAGCCATCCGCCACGGCCACGCCGGGCAACCTGCCACCAGGCACAGCTGCCACAGCTGCGCGAATCACCGGCCTGGGGACTGTGCGCATGAGGTGCCTGATTTCTATCTGAAAGGCCCGCGATTCGCGCCGGATTGCGCCCTGTATTGCCCGACCTGGGAGCCTCAGCGATGAACCCCACCATCTCGCAGCTCTGGAACGCCGCTCACGTCTGCGACCGCTGCGGCTGGACCCACTGGCTCCCCTTCTACGCCCTGCCACTCCCATCTTCAAACCGCCCACAGCAGCCCTAGCGCCATGCCCCACTGGTGGGTCACCATCCGTCCCGACCCCACCCGCACCGAGGATCTCCGCATCCCCGCCCGCTCGCCCTGGGCTGCGGCCTGGCTGGCGCGGCAGCTGCGGCCTGGGGTGGAGGTGCTGGTGGTTCGGGCGGTCCATCGCGGTGCGGGTTCGGATCTGCAGCACACTGATTCAACAGAGAGGCGTGATGGCTGAGCTGCTGCTGGGCGACTGCCTGGAGGTGATGCGCACCATGCCGGACTGCAGCGTGGATGCGGTGGTGACGGATCCGCCCTATGGCCTGGCCTTCATGGGCAAGCGCTGGGATTACGACGTGCCCAGCGTGGCGATCTGGGCCGAGTGCCTGCGCGTCCTGAAGCCCGGCGGGCATCTGCTGGCCTTTGCTGGCACGCGCACGCAGCATCGGATGGCGGTGCGGATCGAGGATGCAGGCTTTGAGATCCGCGACATGATCGCCTGGGTTTACGGATCGGGGTTTCCGAAATCGCTGGACGTGTCGAAGGCGATTGACAAGCTCGACGCGGCGGAAGCACAGCAGGCGCGGCGGTATCGATTCACGGCTTGGGTCCGCTCCACTGGCGCCACTTCACGTCAGATAGACGAGGCGACCGGCACCAACATGGGCCAGCACTACACCACGGCAGTGAGCCAGCCGCTGATAATGACGCGCGAGCACCTGGAACAGTGCCGCCATCTGCTGGGCGATGTGCCGTCATGGGTGGAGAGCGAGGCCGACATCCGAAGCGTGGAGAGCCGGAATTTTGCCGAGCGCAAGGTGGTGAAACAGGCCATTGGCGTAAACACGGCACAGGCAAGGCTTGGGATGCCAGGGCAAAAAAACGAGCGACACCAGTACGCAGTGACCGCGCCGGCCACAGCTGAGGCGCAGCGCTGGCAGGGCTGGGGAACATCGCTAAAGCCAGCCCTCGAGCCGGTAACGGTCGCTCGTCGGCCTTGTGATCGCCAAAGCGGCCAAGCGGCCACAACGACAAAGACGGTCATGCGCTGGGGGACCGGAGCGATTAACATCGACGCGAACAGGGTTGGCGGAAAGGGCTTCCCGGCAAACTTCGTTCACGACGGCAGCGGCGAGTGCTGCGATTTACTGGGTGATGCCGCCCGCTTCTTCTACACCGCCAAGGCCACCAGCGCCGAACGCCAGGGCGTTACCCATCCCACCGTCAAGCCCCTCGACCTGATGGCCTATCTGTGCCGCCTGGTCACCCCACCCGGCGGCATCGTGCTGGACCCGTTCATGGGCAGCGGCACCACGATCAAGGCGGCGCTGTCCGAGGGTTTCCAGGCCATCGGCATCGAGCGGGATCCGACCTACTTCGCCATGGCCGAGCACCGGATGAGCCGTGCCCAGCTGGGGCTGGCGCTCAGCGCGTAGGGGCCCGTCCATCGTCTACTATTCCAATGTCACCGGCGAGGCCTGAGAGCCCCGGCGACGTCCACAGCATTCACAACCTATGAACACC